AGCAAGGATTAAAGAAGCCTCTAAAGCATCACCTGATGTTGTTTTTATTGCACCTTGATACATAAAAGATAAAAAAGGATAATCTTTTGAACTACCATCATCAAGATTAAAATCAGTAGTTATCACACCGATTTGACTATTTTGAAACTTAAAATGATATTTAGCTTCATCTCCTCTTGTGTAAACCTCGAAAAAAGTAGTTAATGCAGTAATAGCCATTAGATTCCGACCCTAGAACGTGCAGATCTGCTTGTTTGGAATGTTCTCATGGTACGAGTTTCACCCATTGAAGCTCCTTTTTTTGCCGCAGTTGCAATAATTTGTCCTACAGCAGACTTAGGAACAAACTCTTCAGAATTAAAGTTCAATATAGGCCCAGAGTAATTAACAGTAGTAGATCCTCCTGCACCGCCACCTGCATAAGACGAACCAGTACCAGGAATTACAGCTTCACCTCTAGCACCTGCTGAGTAGCGTTGCATACTTGAAGCCATCTTAGAGGCTGGGATTATATATTCATCCTCTCCCGCCTCTCCTACAAGTCCTAGAGTAGGTCTTGTAGCTAGACCTCCTGAAGCAAATGGTTTTATTCCATTTGCCATATATCCTCCTTCTGCTTTTCCAATCATATTTCCTACTTGAGTTCCTACAGAAGGCTTTCCAAAACTAATGTTTCCAACCAGGCTAGAAATTGCAGAATTTAAAAACATACTTGCAATACTCTTAGCGATACTTGCAAGGCTTTCTCCTAGTGTTTTCGTTCCAGCAATTAATCCTTCAATTGCACTTGTAAGTCCTGTTGCAATCGTGTCTTTTATTTGATCATATAGTTCTTTCATCTTAGTTAAATTGTCTATCCGTATAAAATCTAATCGGATTTGTTTTGCTTCTTCTGGTGTTAATTCAGTCTTTTTCATATCTACTAAGTCTTTATTTATTGCTCTTATTTTTTCTCTTATTTGTGCTTCTTTATTCCCTAAACTAAGACTTTCTTTTAGCAAGGTTTCTTGATCAGTCATATCTTTAGTTACAAGTTCTAATGTCTTTTGACGATTAATTCCTATTTTTATACTTTGATCTTGTTGTAAAAGAATTAAAGCTCTTTGTTCTATTTCTTGTTGTAGAGACTTTATAAGATCTGATCTGTTCTTAGCACCTGCTCTACCACCACTACCAGAAATACCTTGGATTCTTTCTATTTCAGCTCGTAATCTAACTATCTCAGTATCATCTCCAGATTCTTTTATTTTGTCTCTAATATCTCCTCTATTAAATGTTTTAGTTTGATTGTCCATTCCATCAATTATTCCTAGTTTTTCTAAAATTATTGCTACTCCTGCCATAAGGCGTGTCATGAATTTAGCCCAAGCGTCTTGTAACTTCTTAGTGCTATCTCCAAATCTTTGAAGTGCTGCTGCTCCTTCATCTCCAACAACTCCTTTCATTTCTTCCATTGCTGCATTGAAAGCAGCTTGTTTACCTTCTAACTGTTCAATTAATTGTATTCTTTCGCTATCAACTGTTCCTGCCATTCCCATTGCAGCAATTAAAGCAGTTGTATCCATCGTTGCTTTATTCATTGCTTTACCTAGATTTCCAAGAGCTTCTACTCCTTGTGCTATTTGAGATATAGCTGCTGTAGCTGCAATCGAACCAGCAAAGCCTCCACCAGGACTTACTGCTTCACCAATACCACCACCTAAACCACCAGCAAGAGCTTGAAGTGGGCCTCCTCCAAACAAGAAAGGAAAACCACCACCAATTAATGCACTTTGAGCTATTCGACCTTTCCTCCCTGCTCTGAAGTTTTGTTTTTGTTGTTTTTTATCTAGATTAGATAATTCTTTTTCTACTTCTTTATTATTTAGTCTTGCTAAATCTAATTCTTCTTTTTGAAGATTTACTTCTGTTTGTGCTAATTGAGTTTTTAATTGTTGCTTTGTAACTTCAGAAAGACTTGAATCACTAATTCTTGATTGGATTTGCAATCGTTTGTCATCTACTCTTGAAAGTTTTTCTGCAAAAGCTAATTTTTGCCTAAAAACGCTGTCAGTATCAGATAAGTCTGTAGCTGCTCCTAATGTAAATGCTTTTTGTTTAGGATCTATTTTGCTAGAAAAAGATAATGGATCTGCTTCTTTTAATTTAAGATTAACTAATGCAATCTGTTGCTGAAGATCATTGAAACTCTTGCTTCCAAGTTGAACTTTTGCTCTTAAAGCTTCCAATCTATCAATGTAATTATTTAAACCATTAATTGAATTTGCAATTTTTCCTTGATCAAGTTCTGCAATTGTTGTTCCTACTAAATCTTCAACACCTGTTCTTTTAAATCTTTTATCTGGTGTTCCGTCTTTCTTTAAACGTACCTCTGGAAACTGTGCTAATTCATCAACAGCTCTATTCCTTTGTACCTTATATAAAGCTTGCTCCCCTCTTAAAGTTGCTTGTAATGTAGAAGTATATTCTTTATTGGAACGAGATAAACTATTTAATCTTTCTTGTAAAGCAGAAACTTGTGTTGTTATTTTTCTGCTAGAACCTGTAAATTTATTTTGAGCACCATCAGCCGTTGCTAAAGATCTAACGTACGCATTTAATTGTTTATTTGCTCTATTTAAAGCTTCTGTATATCTTTTAGTCTGAGCACTTGCTTTTGAACTAACTGTACGATTTTCACTTGTACTAAGGTTTAAACCTGATCCTTTTACTCTTCTAGTCGCTGCCCTAACCTTATTAAATTTTAAAGCTGCTCTATTTACTGCTTCTTGCTTCTTAAATATACTGGTTAAACTTTTCTCTATATTATTTAATACTTTTAAAGTAGAAGTAGCACCCTTACTAACTATCTCTATAACTTGTTGATACGGAGTAGCCACAACCTCTGTTTTCTAACTCAACCTATCTTACCTCTGTCTTTTGATTTTTTGCATTTCTTTCTCTTGCTCTTCGTTAAGCACCTGAAAATAAGCTGACCATCCTAATATTTCTTCTACAGTCATTTGACGTATTTCACTTAACGATTTTCCTAACTCCTTTGCAATACCAAACTGAAGCATTAATAAATTATCTTTTCGTAGCTCCTGACTTAATCCTTTGGGTCTAGTGGTTCCTCATCATCTGAGATAACAGCCAACATCAACTTTTGTAGATCAGCATCCTTAACTTCATTCTTTAAAACATCTATTTCACCTAAAGCAAAAAGCCTTTGACCATTTTCATCTTGAGCTTTTGTCATTAAAAGTCTTAAAGCAAACTCATTTGCATCATCAGATCTTGCTCCTTTTTGTGCTCTTTCTCTTTCTGCCATCGTCAAAGGAGTCACCCACATCTCAAATACCGTTCCATCAGATAATTCAACTTCTCTTTTTGTAGCTTCTAAGTTGGCAGCTTTTTTTAAACGATCTATTGCTCTTAATGGTGAGCGTGATGCTCTAGAACTTGATGACATAGTAAAAAATTATATGAAATTATTCTAGCGTAATAAACAATAAAAAACCCTGCTAAAGAGCAGGGTTCTTGGAACATTCCAGCTCCGTTCTTATTATGAACGACTAAAATCGAATGTTGGTACTCCAGCAGGACGGAAATTAACTGTTACTGCTTGTGCATCATCAGGAGTAACACCTAAAGAAGCAGAAGTTAATGTTGCGTCAAAACTAATAAAGCGGCTAAGAGTGTCACTTACTGTTCCACCACTAAATACACGGTCTGTATAAAGTTTGAACGCTGCACCAACTTGTTGACGCTGAAGAACATCTTCAATCATGCGGTTAGAAAGAGAAGCATCTTCATTTGTCATGTAAGCAGTTGCACTACCTGAACCATCACCAAATCCAGCAATGTACTTTCTAAATGGAACGTACTGACCAGGATCACCACCAATTGTAGTTACATCAATTTCAGCTCTTTCAATCTCAAAAGACCACTCACTAACTTGACTAACTGATTCAAAAGCAGAATAAGCAACTTGGAACTCATTAGGAGCTGCTGCTGTTCCAACGTCAGTTAGGTTTACAGCAGAACCACCAGCAGATGCAGATACAATTAACGCTCCTGTTGCTGCTGTGTAAGTAATAACGTAGTAAACAGTTCCAGCAGTTAATCCAGCAGGTAAAGTTCCTGTTCCTGATCCACCTGTAGAGGAATCAACAACACTAAACTTAACTGGATCTCCAACCTTGAGATTCAAGTAAGTCTCAACAACCATTGTCTCAGTACCGATGGTTACATCACCAGTACCAAAGGTTCCTGTTGTTCCTGCTGGTTTGTAATAGAGAGCACCTGATGTGCCAGATAAACAAGTAACGGCCATGAGGCTGCTGTAAAGATTTACATATAGATTAGCGTGTTATTCCTTAACTTAAAACTGTTGCGACAAATGAAGTGTCAATCGTACTCATAAACATAGGTGGAGTCTCTGTACTAGAAAAGCTTGGGCCATCTATTGCACCAACCTTTAAATAAGTTCCTGTAGTGCCTTTGGTCCCATTATTTAAAGTTTCTAATACATCTACAGCCGTATTTACTAAAACTTGATTTCTTGCTGGCCCTTTTCCTTTTTCACTGAAAATTCTAATAATTATTGCTCCTTGAGCGTTATCAACACTAGAACTTAAAGTAGGTTCATTTGTTACTCCAAAAGTTACATTTACCCTTACATATTCAGTCGTACTATTGGCTGGTGCAGCCGTGATATTGTCGAAAAACACAGGAACCGCAGGGTCTAACGCTCCAAAAGCAGTTAGCAATGGGTTTTCTACTTGTGCTCGGATTGATTGGTAATTCATCTGGCTTTAATTCCTACTTTGACTCCACGAACTGTAGCTTTTTTCATTGCACCACCTTTAACGTAAGTTCTATACCAATCTAATTCTGCTGTGATTTGTGATTCACCATCTGCTGAAGAAGTAATATCTCCTCTTAAAGTTGGCCCACTACCATCTCTAATACCTGCTTTAACAACTTTTCCTTTTGGAACACGACCTTTATCTGGTCTAGGGAAATTAGGAGGATTGAATCTTCCTTCTTGTAGATCTAAAGCGTATGGTGCATAAGGTTGAATATTTTCAATCGTAAACTTTGTAGCCCTTCTCATATCAGTTAACTTCGTTGATAATTTTGGAACATTATCAATTGTGTATGGATAGCCTCCTCCTGTCGAACCAGAAGCTCCTCCACCAGCAGGAATGGCTATCCAACTATCTTTAAATGTTCCATCCCATTCTGGCCCTTTTTCTGCTAAATCATTCATTACTTCTACCGCTACGTGACGAGCTAATTCATTAGCAATCTCACCAATCTCACGTGTAAATTTTCTAGCTGGATTTCTTGCCATTACTGTGGCCTCACAATCAATGTATGAAATATAGGCTTATCTCCTCTCGCTGTTTGAATCCTAATGATTTTTGCCTCCCTAGTAGCTCCTGCTTGTGGATATTGAACACGATCTGCCTCAGTCGGATAATAATCTCCTAATTCACTCGCTCCAATAACAATCTTCAAGTCGGTTGTTTGGTATAACCCTTCGTCTTCACTTGAATTAATGTCTAAAATTACTCCTTTAACGCTTACATTTGTATCCGACCCAGTAACAGCTCCTGTTGTTGGGTTATATGTTCTTGGAGTTGTAGTTTTAACAAAAGTTAATGTTTGACCCCATGTATTAAGGACACTTGCTGGTACGTTTCCAAATACATCATCAATTTTTGCCATAATTAACCTCTAGTTACCCGAACTTGATAGCCGCCAGCTCCACCAAGACAATAAGCACCAAGATAGGACTGAAGCCAAGGATAAACGTCAAAAACATTGTTCACGTTGCCAGTAGCAAGACTAGCTTCGTTGTATTTAACCTTTAGTTCACCAAGTTCTACTTCTTTTGCAACGCCTTCTGTGCCACTATTCCCAGTCATTGCATCCGTATCATTAGCTAACGCTCTTGCTAATTCATACTGTGCATACTTGATTTTTGCAGGAATTAAAGTACAGGCAAGCTCAACATCATCAACTTCAAAGTTATTTCTAGGCCATTTTAATGCTTGGCCTTGATCACATCGATCACCATAAAAATTCAAACTATCGATCCAACGAGTAGCAGAAATTAATGCACGATTCTTTTGATCATCTGTTTTATTTGACCACGTTGAATCATCAGGAGAAGTTTCAAAATAACTATTAGCATCTGCCAAAGTTGCATAGCTATTAGAACTTTCACCTTTCAAAGTGGCATGAATAGTAGCGGCCACGTTTACTTCTCAAACATTGTTTACATTCTAGCGTCATACAAAAGCCCCACTCGAAAGTGAGGCTTTTTTAGTATTTAAACTCTTTTAGAACCGTCATCCCACAGAAAAAGTAAATCTTTTTCGGGTTGAAAGATGCTAATTAAAACATCTTCGAGTCATTCAAGCTCATTCTAAAAAGAATTTAATAGTGATTGCTGGAGAGTACTTTACCCTTTATCCAGCCGCACAAAACCACTATAAATCAAATAGTAGTTGTGTCTAGAGGTGTGTTAACTGTGATCTGAACAGCAGGAATCAAATCAACATCGTAAGTAGCTGCCCACTTGTTTGCAGTAGCTAAATTAGCGTTTGTTGGGTTGTCACCAGCATCAGTCCACTTAGTACCCATTACGTGATACGCAGTGTGGTAGTCAACAGAAAGTACATTCTGCTTACTTAAAATGTTGCGATCAGCTTCAATCCTTAGATCTTGCTGAACACCTTCCATAATAGTTCCTGCTTTCAATAGATAGCAGTAGTACTCAGTGATATGACCAGCAGTACCAGGAGCAACAGTGTTAACAGCTTCGTCAACGATGACTCTACAGCCAGCAAATTGACCAACTTCTTTAGCACCAATGCCAACGCCACCACCACCCCACTGGATACCTGTTCCAGTAGCAAGAGCAGAAGTAGAGAATGTCAACATTCCTACCTGATATAGGTAGTAAGCAACTGATGGATGAACAACCAATAGATCTGGCTCTTCTCCACGCTCACCCAACTTATTACGAGCTTGAGCAATAGTAGAAGCTGTTAGATAGTTAGCTTCAGCAGCTCCAGATGAAGCAGCTTTAGCAACATCAAGTGCGTTAGCACTAAGAGCAGTACCAAATAAACCAGCAAGTTGTGAGAACAAACGAGCGTTGTTCAACTTGTTGATTGCATCAGCTAACTGATTACGGATAGCCAACATAGGATCTTCGCCAGCAGCCAAGATT